AACCTGCCTTCGCGAAGAAATCGCCAAGGATGGCTTTGCTATAATCGAAGCTCTCCGATGGCGCTATCGTCTAGGGGTTAGGACGGAAGATTCTCAATGTGAGCGCCAACTGTTGCAAACACGCCACTTGCGTGTGTTTTCAACATCTTAACTTCCCGTGACGTGCTGCTGTTTTCTACTGTTTCTCGCCCTCTTGTTACAAAATTTGCAACGAACTTCAGAGCAAGTGCTTGAAGAAAGCAATGAGGCGTTTCAGTTCTTTATTGGAGAGCTTCCCGACGCGCGCAGACACTTTGACGCCGTTTTTGTCCTTTATAAAATGCAGATTCTTGACTCGTAGATACACGCCGCGAGGACCCTTTGCCATTGAGTGCCCCCTTTCCTGGGGACACAATCGTATCACGGCAAGATTCACTTTCCCGCCTTCGCGCTCTTCGCTTTCTGCTCTGTGTCAAAAAACACCTTGTCAGGCTGCACACTAAAACGCGTCTCAGGCTGAACGGCTTGGCTTTCATGAGACACGAAGCCCAGGTTGATGTCACCTCGCAGGAAAGCGCGCACGCGGGCTACTTTGCCGCTTGCATAGTGCCGCAAATGTTCTCGAACGCTGTGGCGGCGGACGTGCCAACCGCGCGCATGAACTCGAAAGTTAATCCCGTCAGTAGTGAAGATTTTCTCGACACCATCAATCACAATGGTTCGCATTTCGGCCAGAGCACGTCTAACTTCCTTTCCGTTCTTAACTTTTGCTGGTCGTCCGGGCTTGACGCTGATCGTAGCTGACGCTGGATTTGATTCGAAATAACCAACGAGCCAAGCATAAAGGAAAGCTCTTTGTACCTTTTGTTCGATTTCAGACTCACTGAGCGCATCTTGTGGACGCGCTTTCCACTGATCTTTGCCTCTAATAACAACGACTTTGAAAGAACCGTTTTGTAGAGGCTCGAATTCTGAGATAAGAACCTCTGTGGCATCAGAGGTAAGGATAATACCCAAATGTTTTTTGCTGTTGCCGTCTTCAGATAGGTACTCTCCCTCTGACCAGAGGCTACGGCGCGGGAAAGAATTTAAGGGAGTATCAGCTAAAAACTCTTCAAGTTTGTGGTTTTTCTCTAAATAATTGAGGAATGCTGTGACGCCAGATATTTCGTAAGCAGTCACACTGGTGAACAACGGCGGGAGGTTTCCGCTTCGTTTGAACCACAGCCTAACGTCGTCGATGATCATCGCGGCAGTTTTTCGTGATGCCCTCCAGCGATCACGATACGAGAGCAGCGCTGAGCGGCCAAGTTACCGTAGTGATGTTGGGGTCCTCCGGTACAATTGTGGCGTTATGAGGATTTGGCGCATTCTCGGAATCTTGATCATTGCTCTTCAGACGCTTCCCAAACAAGGAGATAAGCCACAGCCAAAGCAACCTGAGTGGACTGAGAAGATCGTCTCGCCTGTCGTGTCGAACTGGCCTCTAATTGCAGTCGCTATATGGGGCATCTTGGTCGCGCGTAGAACTCTGATCGCTATAGAGCGGCAGGCCAAAGCAAATGAAGATCAATTGAAGGAAATACAGAAGTCTGCCGAGAAAACGGACGAGATGATTGAAACCGGTAGACTCGCAGCGATTGCGACTCAGCGGCAAGCCGAGTACTTGGTGAGTTCAGAAAGGCCGCTCTTGATGATTCAGGCCACAGGCTACCCTATAGTGAGCATCAAGGCCGTAAACAAGGGCAAGACGACAGCGAGAATTGTCTTCTGGAACAATGTTCCAACCGTGCGAACTCCTGGTACTCAAGAAAATATGGGCAAGCCTGGGTACGGTGTTAATTATGAGGACAGCCGCGTGGAAATCATCAACATTCCGCCGATCCCGCCCGGCGGCGAGATGGATATAGGCTCCTTCAACACAGACGCTGTTAAGAAAGGCGCGCCAGATATCTGGGAAGAGGTCAGAACGCTCAAGCGCTTCCTGTATATCTACTCTGCTATCAAATACAAAGGATTTCTTAGCGACGACGTTTACGAAAGCCGCTGGTGCTTTATGGTGAGGAGCATCGGGCCACTCATGGCAGGAGACCCCGGATACAACCACTACACATAAACTGGTTCATTTTGCGGACGGCCAGCGCTCGTCAATCGCCTTCAGCAGTTCCTCAGCCCAGCGCACTGCATCGTCAATCGCAGTCATCGTTGCAGGGACTCGCTTCCCTCCATCGAAGTTCGACAACTTTCTTGCAGACAGAATCGCTGCTGCGATGAGCAAGACTCGTTTGCGCCCTTCATCCACGCTGAGCATGGTAGCACCTTCGCTCTTTGTTCGCCACTGCGTCGTCGAAGTGAGACGATTCTAATGACTTTCAGTCTCCGTTCAGGGATAATGGCTTCGTTTTCCGACGCTCTCTGGGACCCCGTACTTTCGTGATGCTGAATTGCGCAGTGGAGGATTATCCTTAGTGTGGAAAGTGCTGAGTGATGACCACGTTGTCGGTCACTTTTTGAAAGGCTTCGGGTACTGGCTGTTATTCAGCATCGTGATCTCTTTGGCGCAATTGTGGCTTGTTCCTTGCATCTATTATCTTACTAAGAAGCCGTTGACCTGGGCGGAGCTAATCGGGAATGGAAGTCTTCTCTTCTTTGCAACGACCATCACGTCAAAGACCGCCGGTGAATATTTTAAGAAGAGCAAGGATCTTGGTTGGCTTCCGACACTGGTGTGCATCGGTGTCACGTTTCTGATTGTCATGATGTCAGTTTCTGCTTATGCGCTCGTGACAGCATCTCGAATGGGTATTCTGACGTTGAATTCTCTGTCGCCGGAAAGAGTGGCGACGTTTTCAAACATACTTGCACTGTCGGGTGCGATTTTTAGCTTTGCGTTCACACTGTTGATTCGCGGCGACGGAAAGTGATTTCGGAGACATCTATGCTGCACTCCATTGTTCAGTGGTTAAGTGACAATTTCAGCAAGTTAGCTGCGGCGACTCTTGCTGCTTCTCTTGGCTCTCTTCTCTTCTCCGTCGTCCAAGTCATGAAAAGAGTGCAAAAGTCGAAGCAGAATGTGGTGCGCGAGAGAGCTGCTCTCGCAAAAGAACTTAAGCGTGTATTGACCAATGAAAGAGACCAAAGCGGAGCAGACGGTTGGGACAAGCAGGACGTGACTGACGCACCGAGAAAGCACAAAGATGTCCTCGCTCCTGTTGGACAATCTACAACGTCAAATCAAAGCCCGTTAGGGAGTGTCGGATGCAATTAGCCGCAGTGCTGCTTGCAAGAGTTGCATTTTTTGTTGAGAGTGTTGACCTGAACCCTCGCGGTCAGGCGTTTTACCCTGCCGTGATAAGGGGACTGGTTGACCATTACCATTTTCAAAGTTTCCCTCAGAAGCTTGAGGACTATGACGAGCAGAAGGGCGTGACGCTGGCCGTCGGAATGTCCGGCGATAGGACGATTGATAAAGTAGTCATTTACAGTTGGGGAATAACGATTGATACAAGATCGTCAACTTCCGACGCGGAGCAGCTTCTGGACGAAGCTCTAACGTGGGGCGCCGCTAATCTTCGACTCACCTATGAGCACGCAATGATTAAACGGAAAGCATATTTGAGCCAAGTCACTTTCAACAGTGATGCTGCTCTGCTCCCGACGAACCCCTCCCTCAGCGCTATTGAGAAAGCAATGAGCGAGACGGTCTCGGAAAGTCTCAAGCTGTCATACAAATTCAAACCGATTGGAATTTTGCTCGGGGCGGACCCCGAAGAACAAGTAATTCCCGTTCAGCGGTTCAGCATAGAACGACGAGAGCGCATAGCCTTTTCGGAGGGCAAATACTTCTCCTCTGCACCTGTTCCAACTGAGCTTCATCTCGGCTTGTTAGCTGAGTACGAAAAAGCTATGCGCAACTATACGCTTACACCTCAGCGGTCTTTGTCTCACTGAGAAAATCTCCAAACCTTGAGGGAAACGAACAATGGGAAGCGTGTCCAGCATCGTGAAGCAGATGAAGAAGGAACGCGACAAAGTAGAGAAGCAGTTGTCAGCCCTGAACGCCGCTCTTGCTGCCTTTGTTGGAACGTATCGCGGAGCCAAGCCAGCGCGCAAGCGTCGAAAGATGTCAGCAGCGGCGCGTAAAAGAATCGGTGCTGCGCAACGCGCGCGCTGGAAAAAGATTCGAGCGAAGAAAGCTGCTTAGTGTTTTCGTTCGTTAACATACAGGTAACGCGATGACTCCTACCAAGAGCAGCACGCAGGAGACTGAAAATAGCACCCAGCAGCCAACTGACACGCGCAAGGGTACCTGCAATCCGTATCACGCAAAACCGCAATCGGGATGGCGGAGAATTGCAGACAACATTGATTGGTCGCAGGTTATTTTGGACCTTCTGTTGATCGTCATCGGAATAAGGCTTGCGTATATTTATTCCGGCCAGCTTGACCAGATGATTGAGTCTAATAGGATCAGCCGAGAATCTTTGGAATCTGTACAGAGGGCATTCGTTAACTTCACCGGTCCAATATTGGATAGACAAAACATCCTTAACCCGACTAGCAGCGGTCGAGTGGTCCTCATAAAAGGCATTTTGGAGAACGATGGAACGACACAAGCGGAAGACGTTGTGACAGTCCTCTCTAGCGGCATGCTCGGCGATGAGCCTACCGAAGATCAATTTTTTAGGGGCACATCAGCCCAGGCGAAAAGTCTCATAACCATCGCTCCCAAAGGGCATCGCGATACGGGGATAGTACGGTGGAAAGAAGCTGACATTCTTGGAGACACGCTCAGCAATCCTAAGACGCCGCCACCAACGAGTAGATATTTGTTCGTGTGGGGGTGGGTTGCCTATCATGATGTGTTCAAGAACACCAAGATGCACATTGCCGAGTACTGCAAAGGACTCAGTCAAGTCTACGTGCCCACTGACAAAAACGCTGGGCCGCAGCTTACATTTACAGATTGTCGCCATCATAATTGCAATGACGACCACTGCGAGGATTATCAGAGCATCGTCGCAGAAGCAAATAAGTCTATTAAGTAGAACGTCTGCCCCGTTCGGCGTAAAGCCAAACTCCAGAAATCACAGCGAGCGCTCGCTCGACGCTGTTCACAACATGAACGACTGCCCCCGCGCTCTCATGCCACTCTTTCTCATCAGGCGTCAGCGCTTGCTTGCTCGGCGGCTTAGCGCCGTCCTTCACTTCCATCACGAACCAGGCGCCTCTGTAACCGACTAACAAATCGGGGACGCCGCTTCCGACACTCGCGAGTGACTGAACCGAAGCTCCGACTTTTCTCAGAGCGTCAACAATCTCGGGCTGGTTCGCGTCGAGTCTCGGATAGCGTCTCACAGAATTATTTGGGAAACTTATTTGTGAGGTGCTGAAAGTAGATGGCGAGCGCAGAGCCTTCGAGCGTGAGCACTGCAATAGCTCCAGCAATCCAAGCCAGCGAAGCGCGCTTCCAGCCTTCAAGCGACCCTGTGCGCTTCTCGATCTTGCCGAAACGGACGTTCTGTTCCTCTTCCGTCTTCTCAGCCTTCTGCATCATGTACGGGAGAGCGCCCACTTGCCCGTCTCCGCCGAACAGGCGCCTTGAGTTCTCTGCAAGCAACGTCTCGACACGCGTCATGCTCTCCGTTAAGTGAAGATTCGTCTGGTGTTGCGCTGCGATGAAGTCGTTGAGCTGGTCCGACATTAGTATTCAGACCGCCTCTCTCTGAGTTTGCGGACAACATCGAAGAGAAATAGGGGGGGCGCGAAAGCCCAGAGCCAGCCGCCCAGCATCAGCATGAAATCACCTATCGAGTAGATCGCGTCTTTCATATCGAAGATGTCTGCCAGGGCGTTCAGGCGCGTCTCATCTGTCATGTTGCAGTGCGTGTCGTCGAGCATCACTGCGCCGTCCAATTTCAGAACAGGTGCGGGCTGAAACAGATTGAGGACCGCAGGGGGCGCTTTGGGTGCTGTCATCTCTTCGAGCTTCACGTCGTTGACCATGACGGGGAAGGTGTCATGGTTCGCGATGATCACTGCCTGATTAGAGGCTGCGCCCAAGAACGTGAGCAGCACCGGCACAGCGAGGATGTAGAGAGACGTTTTGCGAAGAAAGTTGAACACAGCGAATGCCTCAACAAGCGGCTCAAAAATACATACAGAAAATGAAGACGGCTAGGTGTTGAGGAGGCTGAACTTAACGGCACGCAAGAAAGCGCTTGACGTAGGTATACTAGTGTAATACACTCGTATACATGAACACACCAGTTACAGCAGTGAGAATCCCCGAAGAGCTTCGAGAAAAGTTACAGAAGCTGGCGGAGAAAGAGAACAGATCACTCAGCAATTTGATCGTCACGCTGTTGGAGAAGGCCGTGAGAACGAAGTAGCACAAAACTAAGCGGCTCTGATCGGGACGCCAATCCCAACCAGAGCCTAGCCGCAAAGGAGCAACGTCGATGAAGTCCAAAGGGCTATTTGTCATTTTACTGCTGCTGACATCTTTTCTGCCAGCACAAGCAGCGACCATCACCGCAGCGGGCGCGCCTGTATCAGATGCCCAGACTGTCCTGACAATCGTCAATCAACTCGATTTCCCCGCAGACTGGAAAATTTATGTGGCGGGTGAAAAGCAGTGGGCTGGTCTGATGGATCAGGTTGACCACACCAGCCAGCTTGCAGTTACAGATCGGCAGAAGCACATCACAGTTCTACGAGCCGCTGGCGTGAACGACCCCAACCTGACTGGTCACTACATCACCACGAAGCACGTTCTCGCTCACGAACTGGGGCACATCGTTTGCAACTGTGACGATGAGTGGAAAGCCGAGAACTATGCCCACAAGCACGAGTGATTAGACTTTCTCTCCTGCTTCACTCAGCCCTGCGGACTCCGCATCCCGCAGGGCTTTTTCATTTAGTAAACCTGCCTGCCGCCGCCGCCCGTTCCACCACCCGAGCCGGGTGTCCCTGAGCCTGATGCGGGAGTTGTGACCTGCATTGCCCCGCTCGAAAGCGGCACGCGGCTCTGAAGCACTTGCGCTTGGTTAGCGAGAAAAGTGTTCTGCGTCCAAGCAATAGCAGGAGAACCCGCGGCAGAGTGCGTGTTATATGAAACACCAAGAGTGCAGTCACTCACATAAGTCCCGGTGTTTGATCCTACAGAATCCGCCGCCGTGGTGCCGCTGGTCTCTTGCAGCTCCCAGAAGTACGTCGCGCCATTGGCCTTGACCGCAGCGGCGTAGTATGACTGCCCTAAATTCTTGCCGGTTGAGTAATCAGACGCTGCCTGAGCCGCCGTGAGGATTGTGCCGTGATAAATAGCAACGTTCGACAACCACACACCTTCTCCATAGATGTCTATCACGCTGTTCCAGTAGAGTCCGAGATGCCAATACATGCCTGATAGGGAGGCGAGTGGTTCTGTGCCGGTTGTGGTGCCAACCTGCACGCCGTCGATATACATGACGGCAACGAAGGTTGTGTTGTTCCACGTCACAACAATGTGATGCATCTGGCTGTCATTAAAGTTAGAGCTGGAGCCCACCTGCGTAAGAACAGAACCAGCACAATAGAATCCGGCCGCGGGAGCGCCTCCATCACAAATAAGATAGAAGCTGTTATCAGCAGGACTTCCTGTTGTTCTGGGGGACATCAAGCTGAGCATCGGCTGCTGCCCCGGTGAAGCAACGTTTGACACAAACCACATTTCTATCGAGAAATTGGCGGGCTGCGTCAGTGAGGTTGTGGTCTCGATGTAGCCAGCCGCGTCAGCCGTATCGCTGATGGTAGCCCCAATAAAGGACGGTGATGTTGTTAAGTCCGTGCTTGTGATGAAGCGCAGCTCTTGCAGAACCTCATCGTAAATCGGGAAGAAATTATAAGTGGTGCTCGCGGTCAGGCCGGTGATCTCCTGCGAGCCCGCTCCGATGATCGTTATCGACCCATCCATGCGGTAAACCGCTGTGTTCGCTCCCCAAGATATCGTGATGGTGGTCGTCGTCGAAGTATAGGTAAACGCCGGGCACAGCGACGGCGGCATCGAGCCGCGCGCCAGCACACCAGAACTAGACGGATCCGCAATAGCACCACCAGTCGGATAGTACAGCGTGGACGTTCCGTTCCACCACGCTCCAGCTAGGTTTCCGCTTACACTCGTGCTCGAAGTTGAAAGGCTGGTAGAAGGAATCACTGCTAGAGAGCCAAGCGGCGGAGTCCATAAGAGTTGCATCTGATAGCTAGCTCCGCCACCGTGCGCCCACTCAACCGTTAGCTCGTAGTACACGCCTGCGGTGAGCATGATCTGTCCACTTTCAGTATAGGCAGGGCTACTGTGTGCAACATCTGAACCGGACAGGTCAGAGATGATGGCCTGCTTCCCGATGTACAGATTGCAGCCGTCTTCACAATTGACGCCGATTGTGTGCAGTCCGGTGACTGTCGGAATCAAGAATCCAGTCCAGCGAGCATAGAAGTAAGTGCTGTTGACCGCAGCAGGCAGTGCAGCGCTCCCACTGACGACGTTGCCGAGATTAAGAGTGGAGTTTGTGCTCATGAAGTTTCCCCTATGCTACTGGTATCCAACCCAGCGGCCCCGCGCCAACTTGAACGCTACCGCCATGCAGCGGACTTGCTACAGGACGAGCTGGTGTGTTTGGCCCAGCAACGATAACTAAGCCGCTCGATGCATCAATCGTGCCCGGATTTTGCCCCGGCACGACGAATATGGTCGGGCTTAGAGACGAAAGAAGCTGGGCGTTGTTATTGAACTGGTTGAAGCTCTGGAACTTGAAGTAGAGAACCTGTCCAGCCCAAGTCGGGTCGTACTGGTACGGGAACACCGTGTCATCCAGACGCATGAACAGTGAGCCAGCAGCAAACGAGTTGATCGAAGTTCCCATCTGACCGCGCCGGATGTAACCGCCGATCGACGGATCGCCCATCGAGTACTGGTCGTCTCCGGTGACTACGCAAACTGAATACGAGATGATTTCTTCAGTGGTGCCGTTTCCGATGAAGCACATCGTCACGTCGTTGTCAGCATCCGTGTCAGAACCCGCGTCCAGCGGGGAGCAATTCTCAGCAAGGTTCACGACGAGATAATTAACTGTGTCGGGATCAGAACCAGCAGCGAAGCTGTCGGCCAGCACGCCGATGCGTGCTGCATTCTCGATAGTTCCGACCATCATGTAGTTCTCGTCGTCACGCGAAACCCAGATGTTGCAGCCGCCCCACTGTGCAGTCGTGCCACAGGCGCCGATCATGATGGTGTTGCCCTGCTGCTTCGTGAGCCTGTTAGTCGCTTCAAACATCACGACTTCAGAGTTGCCCGGTTCTGCCCACTGATTGACGAGGACAGACGCGCTGCTGATCTGCTTATTGAAGAGCACAGGCTCTGCTGCGAGTGCTTGATAATCCTCAGCCGTCATCTTCAGCCCAGCGACTGGATCGTCTTCAACTTTCGTTATGCGAACAGGCAGGTTCGTGAAGCTAAGACTGAGGTTGTTCAGTCCGGCAGCCCACGCACTAGAGGTTGTGATCGTAACGATGTCCATCGGTTCCAAGTAGGAATAGATGAACGGCAGCACGAACTCATATGTATTGCGTATGCTCACTGAGCGCTTGACGCGCATGTTGGCGGCAAATGTCGCAGAGGTCAGAGTCCTGATGAAGTCAAAGGAAACTGGCTCTTCAACGCGCAGACCGAAACGGTTGATGGCTGCCTGATCAGACTCTTGGCAAACATCGTCTTCATACTGATTTGCTCGGTTAGAAAAGCCGATCTGCGTTTTAGTGATCACGTCTTGCCAAGGTGAGCGCGTCACCTTGACTGGATCTTCGCCTTCTTTCGTAACGAAGCACGTGTCATCAAGAGCGACGACGTAAGACTGTGGACCGACCCACGTGCAGCCGTTGTTCGCGACTGAAGTCGAGCCGTAGGGAACGAGCTTGAGCAGCCCCTCGGACATGTAAGCGGCACACATGCCGGCCTCAAGCCACTTGCCCATGACGCTGGCAGCAGACTCTTGCGAGTCGAGCTTCGGAGAGATGAAGAAATTGTTTGCTGCGAACCAGTTCCACGCAGTGCTGCCCACAGAACGAGTGCCGGGCGTTCCCACTGCTCCGCCCCATGTTCCGCTGGCTCCGTTGTCGATGCACGAAACAGGAAAGGGAACTGTTCCGCTTCCCAAGCCCCAACGGGTGTCAGTGAGTACGCGATAGATGCACTGAACAGGATTGCAGTCAGTGACGCCGCCACCAAACGCATCAGGCGTCAAAACCTCGAAAGTGTTGTCTTGAACCTGTGCTGACTCTCCAAGAAACATTGGACCGTAGCCGATGAAGGCGATTCCGGTGTACCCGAGAGCTTCCCCCGGATTCCCCGGCAGAGTGCCAGAAGCATGGTTCGAGCTGCCGCCGCCAAGATTCCATGCGCCACCGTCTACTAGCGGTGACCACACGGGCTGCCCCACAGCGCCGCCGATCAGTTCGAAATTGATGAGTTCAGGCGCAGACTGACCAACTGCTGACTGGTTCGTGTAGGTCCAAGTCATCATTACTTCGTTGTTCAGGTCAGCGGCAGAGAACTGGTAGTACGTGTAGTAGGCGCCGCCACTGCTTATCGCGGCAAAAAAGCGATATGTTCCCGCGACAGTCGGCGTCCCAGAAACCTGCGTGAGTGTCTGACCGGCGAGCGGATTATTCTCACCGTAGTACTGGACGCTGATGTTCGCCGTTGGCGTGTACTGATTGCTCACCTGAATGCAGTACGGATGCGAAGTCCCGTTGATGATTGAAGAAGCTGGAACCACTGCGATGTCTTGCTGCTGCAAGAGCGAATAATTCAACTGATACCAAACGATGGCGGTCTTCCCAGCATCCGCAGCAGAGAAGTGATAAGTGTTTCCAACGTCTTCAGCAGTGGCTGCGTGCGACTGAGCTACGCCGTTTGGATTGTTGAGCGTGAGCGAAGTGGCAGTCGAAGCAACGCAGGTAAAGGTTCCATTGTTCGCAGAGTTCGGGAAGCCAACAACGATGAACTTGAATCCTACGAAACCGTTTGATGCACCGCTTGGAGAACTGAATGTGCCCGTGTAAACGGTATTTCCACCAGATGCGTTGGCAACAGCGGTCAGAGTAAATGTCCCGATGGACGCGCTACTGATGGAATACTGCCCAGTCGCGAGGTTCGCAGAGTTCTGCGCTGGAGTCAGACTGTAGTTGTACGGCTCTAACTGCATCGGGGCATTGTCAGTCCCGTTCAACACTGTTGACGCTGGTTGTCCGTAATCTGTATAGGTCTCGCTGTAGGTGTTTGCCAGCGCGACGCCGTTGTCAGCAATGAGCAATGCTGCATTCTGCGGTGAGTAGCTCTGCTGAACCGCAATCGTCTCGGCAGTGCCCTGCGTAGCGAGCCATGATTGGTTTGACCACACACTGCCTACCGCAGTCACTTCCGCAGCAGATAGCGCCGCGAGGACCGTAGCATAGTACAGATAAGAGTCTGCGCCCTTGCCACCGCCCTTGCCGCCCTGCACCTCTTGCTCTTGCATCGGCCCAATGAACAGCAGCGACTGATGTGTCTTCGCCTGACCAAGCACCACAGGGATTGGATATCCCTGTGTAGATTGCGTCATCGGGACATTGTTCACCGACTTCGGTTTTTTCTGGCCGCCACTGAAAATACTCATTGCTCAGTTCACTTTCTGAACGAACTCTTCTTTCAACGTGAAGAACTTTCTCTGTGTCTTCATCAAACGCGGGTGCTTGTCACCTGATGCGCCCCGTACTCCACCTCTAGCGAATGCGTGAACTACGAATGTCGGCCAACTGACGACCAGAGCCGCGTGCGCGAACGCGTGCCCGAGTTTGTAAACAACCACGTCGCCTGGCAAAACTTCTGCTTCTGGAATCTCATCGAAGTACTTCCGGATCAGGTCGATGTATTCCGTTGACTCTTTGTGCTGCGCCACTGAGAGGCTGTAATACTTCGGCAACGCAATCTCTGGCGATAGAAAGCCTGTGTTGATGTAGACGCCAGCAAGAATCTGTCCACAATCTGTTCCGCCCTTTGGCCCCTTGACTCGTGACCATCCCCTGTAGGGCGTTCCGATCCAAGAGCGCGTTTCTCGGACGAGGTTTTTCCGTTGCTCAACTGTTAGAGGCATAAGTCTCTTCTTAGAGGGCGCTCGATGATGGCGGGACAAAAGGAGTGCCGCCAAAATTGATGAGGTTATTTACCGCAGTCCCATTTGCTTGCACTCTTCCCGCGCACGATGTCATGGTTTTGTCGCAACCAGCGATGACACTGAATGTGTCTCCAGCACTCACCGGCAGCAGCCACGGGTTCATTAAGGTTAGGTTCCCTGATGCATGCAACTTGACTGTCTGGCTTAGTCCGACATTGTTGCCAGCAGTGCAAGTGACAACGCCTTCAGTGAAGTAGCCTGCTGCTTGCGAGAAAGCACTCACAGGCGTCAGCACGTACTGAGTGCTTCCACTTTTCGCTGTGAAAGCCACGGTGTAGTTCGCAGCGCTAAGCGTGCAGTTCGAATCGCAGAAGCTCCACGGGCAGGCAGGTTGAAATGTCCTGTTAGGGACTTTCTGATTCGCCAGATACAGCGGATCACCGCACTCGAATTCAACCTTGAGGCGGTTGAGGGTTTTCATCGAAGTGATAGTGCCTTGGAATTTCGTTTCTACCGAGCCAGCAAGCAACGTTCCGTATTGCCCAGCAGCAAAGTAAGCTGTGTACACCGTGACGGACGCAGCATCGAAGAGCCCGTTCGCAGCCGCTGCTAAGATGCCTGTCGAAGCTAGACCTGGATAACTAGTTGTCGGCTGCGGCACACAGGTCAGGTCCATCGAGTTCGCCTTAAGATCAAAAGCCGCCTCACTCGTGATAACTCCGCGCGACCAACGACCATACTTGGTCGCTTCAAACGTTTCAGTAGCGCCCGTCCAACCAAGCGTTCCACTCGGAATCGTTATTTTCCATTGGCCTTCCGTGGCGTAAAAGACGGTTCCTGTTGGCAGAGTGATCTGAAAGAGATCAGCTTTCAGGCAATTTTTATTGGCTTGCAGCGCCGTTATCAGAGCAGTACTCATCAATCGTTTCATGCGACTGCCACCTGTTCTTTCCGTCTTGCCCACACAGCGCGCATCGTGTTGCTTCTAAGAAGCCGAGTGGTAGCAAGCTGGTTGAATACTTTAAGTTCAGGGTGACTGATACCGCGTCCGTGTGTGTTGCCCCTCTGCGCTTCAGACCTCGCTAAGCTCTTGGATCCTCTTTTCGCAGCGTTCTGCTTTGCAATAGTTTCTTCTGACAACTTCCAGTGCTTGCCTAAAGCTGGTTTGCGGCCAATATTAGTGGCGCCAATGCGCAGCTTCGTCTCAACAGAGTGCTTGTGCCCCAAGACTCCCTCACCGCCATCAGTCAAGTTGTAGCCGTTCGGCGCTTTTGTACTCAGCGCAGCAATCCAGAACTGCTCAAGTTCTAGGGCTTGTTCAGGACTGCTTCCGGCGTCTATCTGCTGAACGGTGAACTGCGCACGCCCGTGCTTTGCGATAGCGTGGCGCAGATATCGACACGTCGATGACGGCTTGCAGTGCTCTTCAAAGCGCTCCTCAATGCTCTTCCCAGAGGGGCAACAGCCGACATACTGCATCAGCGTCAGTAAGCACGTAATTAGATAAACCGGATACATTTGTTAACTCTCTTACTGTTCTCGCAAACTGTGACACCTACACGAATTCCGAGGTGTACTTGATCGAAGCAATATCCCAGAGATCGGTTCCGCTGTTGATCGAATATGTCCGCGTGCTGTCCACAGTGTCTTCGTCAAACCTACAGAGAAAGTAAAACGAGCCAGTCCACTGCAACGTCGCGTTATTGGCAGGCGCGCTGCTGAATGTAACCACGCCAGTGCTCGATACTGATGCCGGAACAACTACAGAGCCGTTGACCTTGACCGTGATGCTTCCGTTTAGATTCTGAATCACATCCCAAGCAACTCCGCCAATGCTGCGCGCAAGCTGGAACTGAGTAGAGGTGCCGTCTCCCGTGGTTCCCATCGGTGCAGCAGCACCAGTAGTGACGTTCAGCATTCCAGAGTTCCCATACGCGACGCTGTTGTCGGCGGGATCGGTAAACAAGAACAGTTGGTTGCGCCCTTGACATGCCATCATGGTTCCCAAGAAAGCAGTGACAGTCGATGAGGCTTCAGCTTCGTTCCCTTGAATCGAGTCCATGTCAAACTCGAATTGCCAGCAAGGGTAGGGCATCAGCGAAACTGATGCGTTCCCTCTGCCTGCGGCAACCTTCTGGAAAACGGTATTGAATGACGGGGACTTTTTAAGCCCTTTCGCCATAGAGAGAGGCAACGTCGGCATGATCGTATAGCTCATTTAGTGATTCGCCTTTCTCATGGCAGAGCGAACGTGCTTGTTGATGAGGGAAGAATGCTTGCTCAAGACGCGATCCATTCCTTCAGCGTCCATAGCTGATGCGTGAATGTGAACGTGAGTGTCTCCACCTCTGTTCCCGCCCTTGCCCTCTGACGCATTCACCCTGTCGGTCAACGCCTTAGTGACGACCGTCTCACCACCGTGGCCGATGATAGGAACAGCGCCCGCGCCGGGAATTGTTCCGCCCGTCTCAAATGCCATGACTTCAGCAAAGGCAAGTCCTGCCATTACCGTTGGGATGGGCTGCGGTGATCCCGCATAAGCCTCGTACTGCTTGGCTGCGGAAGATTTCGCAGCAGGGAGTTTCATCTCTAGAGCGTTCTTGATGAAGTTCTCCAGCATCTGCTGGCCGATCTGCTTCATGGCCGATGCCATGTTCTTCTGTTCAACGATGCTCTTGGCAGCAGCGTTAGCGATGGTATCTGCCATCCGCATTTCACCTTCTTCCACGGAGCGGCGCATCTGCTCTTCGCCGCTGTCAATGATCTTTTTCTGGTCGAGCTGGTTCTTCTGCTGCAAGACAACGATGTCTGAATTCAGTTTGGCGAGGTCCGCCCTGTAGGTTGCGCTGTACTTGTTCAGAGCCGCAATTCGCGCGTTGTAGCCATCCAAGTCAGCCTGATACATCGCTTGGGACGCAGCCAACTCAGCCTGTACGGTCGTAGCGTTGTCTCCACCGCCAGCAAACTTCATTTTCTGAGCGTGCTGTGCCTCTTCGATCTCGGCCTCAGCTTTCAGGTGAGACATTCTGATCGTTTCTTCTAGTTCTGTGTTCTGGATTGACTTGGCCTGCTCCGCCAGATGCTTGGCGTTGTCGAGCACGCGCTTTGCGTTCTCAGCCAGAGCCTTTTCGGTTTCCTTTGCATCTTCTTCATCGAGCTTCTGGTGCTCAAGCTTCATGTCCTCGTAAGCTTTCTTCACCTCAGCCGCAAAGTGTCGCTCTGCTTTTTCTTTTTCTTGCTGCTGCCTCACGAACTCATCTGTGTCAGCGGCAGTATTCTTAGCGGAATCCTTCGTGGCGATAGCAGCGCTGTTCTTCGCCTCTTGGTTGTACTTCTCTTGCTCCTGCGTCTGCTGGATGAGGATGCTTAGTTCTTGCGCCAGCGCTGCGCTTCTTTCTTTAGCGTAGCTGCTGGTTTCTCCCCTGAGTTTGTCCTGCTCCTGTATTGCAAACTTTATTCCCTCGGCGAGATGGCGCGTGATCGCTCCGTTGTCGCCTGTTTTAGCGGCTTCTTGGATCTTTGCTTCTAACTCATCGAAGTGCTTGACGACTCCCTCTGCGCCCTGACCCATTCCGAGAAACGACTTGACCCAGCCGACTTGCATCGTGGCAAAAACAGCATCGGCGTCCTTGCCCAGCTTCTTGAATTGTTCGAACAAGCCATCGAAGCTAACGTCGTTGATGAGGTGCAAGCGTTTGATCAATGCAGCAACGTGGTTGCCGTTCAAGTCATCCAACTTGGCGCCGCTCTCCAGCAACTTCTCGTCCAGCTTGTGCAAAGATGATTGCGAGTCATCACTCAAGGTGTTCCACGCCTTGGCAGTTGCCGCTTCTAGTTCCTTGTGCTTTTCGATGAGCTTGGCGACGATTTCAATAGCAACAGCGACGCCCGCGATGGGCAGCATCATCGCGAACGCTTGACCGACAGCGGGAATCTTCGCGATGAGACTGTTCAGATGGCGGGGCAGGCGCACGCCGACAGACTCTTCAACAAGCATCAAGCCGCCGCGGGACTCAGCGAAGCTGTGGTCGAGAGATTCTCCTGTCTCACCCGCTTTGCCTTTCAGCGCGTCAAGGTCTGCTTGGACCTTGCCCATGTCGGATTTGAACTCAGCAGTTTCAGCCCTGAGTTTGACGATCAGCGCTCCTACTTCAGACATTGCTTAACCTTTCTTCTGCTTCAAGTACGGCCAGCATGAATCAAAGATGCTTTCGGCGTCTGGATACCCTGCCGTTTCCAAATCCTTGATAGCTTTGCTGCGAATATCCAAAATCTTCTCGCGCGTAGTGGACGGCGGAACGTTCAGCACTTTCCGGCAGTGCCGCTTAGCTGCGTCCAAGCGCTCTTTCTTCTTGGCGGCCTCTTCGTCACGAATGAAGTCAAAGGGCTGGACGATCGGATCCTCTGCACTGCTTCGATTCACGTTGTAAACCGCTGCTGCTGTCTGTGCATTCGCGAAACGGTCGTACTTGATGCCAACGTTTCTGCGTTTGCAGAGAGCCTGAAACATTGCAGGCGTGAGTTCTTCAAACTCTTCCCAGTTGAGACTGAGGTCGTACCGCGCCACAGCCCACAGGTCTAGCCAATTGTCCGGCGGCTCTTCTATACGGTCGGAGACGCCGTCTGCGGGTTTGGGTCGGCAGTTGCACCCGCATCCTGTTGCTTCTTCAGCGCATCGACAACGCCGGGGAACATGAGACTGAATATCTCGTCTGAAAGCAGCCGCTGCGCTTCTGGATTGAGAACTTCCAAAACCTCATCGAGAGTGACTTCTGGATTGAACTTCTCCAGCAGCCCGTGGACGATCTTGGGGAAGTCGCGGCCAGAGGAAATCTTCGGCCAGTCGGCAACCTTCTTCAGGTCGAGACGCGTGGCGTCTTCGATCTTCGCGATGGCTTTGTAAGTCGCGCAGAGCTTCCACGTCTTTGCGGCACTGCCGTCTTCGCTGTCGAGAATGAGGGTGAAATGCGGGGTAACCCGCGTCTTAATTTCTGTTTGCTGTGCCATGAACTCTCCTTCCAAAAGACGCACTACGAGTGTCAGACTGCTCATAGGAGACACGGAGCGCGATGAGAATGAATCCGCCGATGTATCCGCTCAGCAGTAAAAGCGGTGGGGTGGCTTGTCACCACCCCGAGCCATTACACCAGCGTCCAGGGACCAGTGAGTTTTATTTTCACGTCGAGAGTTGCCGGTTTGTCTAGCGGGAAAGCGCGAGTCATAGACTCAACGATGCCCGCGAAAGCAGTGCTGTTAGACGAGCCGTACAGCGCCTTGAAGTTGATAGTCGCACCGGAAAGCCGGATGGCTTCCAAAGCAACCTGCGTAGAGTCCCCAGGCTGAAACAGGCATTTGACATCGCAAGTCCCCGGATCCTGCGTGCTGGAAATGAATGTGTCTACGCCGTTGGCGGTTCCCATCTGCGTAGTCTTCTCGGTAGCAACTTTGTCGCCAGAGAAGCTGATAGATTGCACGCCGTCGAGAACGGTGTAAGTTGAGGGAGAGCCGACGGTAGCGAATTCGAGCGAATCCCCTATGCCGACGATTCCTTGTACTGGGTTGGACATTGTAACTCCTTAGTTTCTGCCGCCACTGGCGGGTTGATTTGTACTGCACCTCTCCGCTGTAATGGCGGCGAAGAAATCTTGTGGAAAGGCGCCGCGTGTAGCTGCCGGCCACTGCTTGTGCCTTCCGAGATAGTTCTGCTTAGCGCAAAGATTGCGACCGTGAACGCGGCAAACAATCAGTTGCTCGCTCTCGCATGAATCGAGCTGCTTCGCATGCAGAGCAGCGTCAGTAAACGGTCGATCTTCGCTGTCCGTTTCTGGGAATGAATGCTTTTCCCACCAATTGCGCGTATAAGCCAATGTCGCGCCCCAGGCGTACGGCTCATGCGGCCTGCCGGGGCTGTAGTGATAGCGGAACAGCCCGCCTGTGTCGTCATTGAAGTACAGTGCGGAATGAAACCCAGTCACCGCTTTCCCTGTCTCCAGCAAGCGCGATACGTGCCGCTCTACGCGATCTGCGTGATGCCAGTCATCGTCATCAAAGTGAACGATGATGTCGCCCTCAGCGTGCCAGTTCCCAACGTTCCTAAGAGCGCCTATCGGTCTATGTGGTAACGACAGATACTTGACTCGACGCCCGTCTGCGAACTCAGCGCTGAATCCAGCGACTCCATCGGCTGCTTTGATGCTGTCAGCTTTTATGAGCTTGTCTACGCTGGAAAGAAGCGCATCATCTTCCGCATTGTCAACAATCACTAACTCCAAACGGCCTTTGTAGCTCTGAGCGCAGAAGCAGCGCAGCGCCGTATTTGCATACTTGCCGTTAGCGCTCGGCAGCAGCACAGTTACGCTCGGTAAACTCACTGCTTCTTGTTCTCCAAATCTTGAAGAATTCCGACAGCTTCAGTTGCGAACACATCGAGCACCTTGTCTTTGCTCGACTCCCAAGCTCGCGACAGCCAGTGCTGAGGTCGGTTGGTCTTCGTTCCAAATTCCTGCAAGCTTCCCCACCATGCAGACTTCAGAGGCCCGATGCTGATTTCTAGCGCGGTTTCGCCGTCGCCAGAGGACCACTCCGTTTGCGATCCCATCGACTCTTCCAGCACGCCGACATCTACAGGGACAGTTTCTTCCGCTGCATCTATCACGACTTGAGCTGCTGGCTTCGCGCAACGCAGCAGATAACGCTTCGCTGCTGCCGGAGATTCTTCAGTCAGCATGCGCGACAGGTCCGCAAGACCCTCAATTTCGACACTCATTGGGAACTCAGAAAGTGAACACAGGAAGGGGAGCGCGACGAAGCAATCAACACTCGGTCGATTGAAAAACACTGTAGATGTTCGTCTTCGTCTTGAGGCGCTAGTCTGCCCTGTAGTCACTTACACTAAGCGGCTCAAAAGTACTTTGATTGGTGCTTTACACCGAACTCATCGACAGCTTATTCCACGTCGCGGATCCCGCGGCGCCAGTTACAGAGCAGAAGTAAAGATTCCCGCCGTACTCGATGATCTGCCCTGCCGTGCCCGCCGTGCCCGCTGATGTCGGCGCAGCGCTCGACGCAGTAAACAGCAATTCAGTCATGGCAAGCGTGCCAGCTGTGCTGCCCGCTGCGCCTGTGCCGACTCCAAGAACGCCAGCGGATACGCGAGAAATGCCGGTGTCTGCGCTAGCACCGTTCGGAGCCGTGGTGCTGCTCCATCCATAAACGCACGCGCTGCCACCTCTGAAGACCGTAGACTGTATTAGAAATTCTAGAGTAGAAGCAATCTCAAAAGTGATTTCACCAGACGTTACGTTGAGTTGTAATCCTGTCGAGCCGAGAATAGATGTGGTATTCAACTGCGGTACTGATACAGCGGCCGTTCCGCTCGATCCTGTGTGTGAGAAAGTCAGCGTGCTCGTTGGATTCGGAGCTACAGACCCTATCACGTTCTGAATCGACCACACATCAGCAACACTGTCGAGTGTTCCCGCCGTGCCTGTGTTCACAGTGCCGGCGAGTTCCAGAATCGGAGAGTTCACGACGGCAGAAGAAATCATCACAGGCGTGCCTGTGTTCGTGACAACACCAGCAGCATTCAGCACTGTGATCGTTGTCGTCGTTGAAGCTAGAATGGTAAAAGTTCCGTTGTTGCCTGTTGCGCTGCCGGTGTATCCAGAAATCGTGACACTTGCGTTCACCCAGCCGTTTGAACCAGCGCCAGCTTCAGTCGCAGCTAAAGTGTAGCGCCACTGATTGCTTCCGAGACTCACAGGCGCTGTGCTCGTGCTAAGCGCGCACGTCGTTGTAGCGCCAGTCACTGTCGGCGTCGTGTTCTGCCACAGCTCATAGCCTGCTGTAGAAGGACTCGTTCCGGGGTTGTTACTGCTGAAGCTTGTCGTGCTGTTGCCAGCAAATGTCGATACACCGGAAACGTTGAGCGTGCCGACATCGAGCGTGCCGTTCGCGCTGCCGTTCGCTCCAGTTCCTATTCCGAGGATCCCCGGGCCCAAGCGCGACAAACTCGTGTCAATTCCGAGAGATGCATTTTCCCACACGATCAAGTTCTCGTTCATGTTGATCGTGCCGCTCATCGTTCCGCCAGCGAGCGCTAAGAATTCAGAACCGAGCCCGTTGATGATCGAAGCGAGCAGTGCTTCTTCTGCCTCAGCGCGTGCTGTCTCGACTGCAACAGCAGCAGCAACGAAAGCGTCGGTCGCGAGCTTAGTTGAACTGTCGCCAGCAGTTTGTGTCGTCGCTGTCGTGCCGTTTGGCAGCGCGGGTGTGCCCGAAAGATTGGCAGCAGTGCCGGAAGTGTTTACAGAATTTGCGTAGGCTTCCGCATTCGCCTGAGCCGTTGCGGCGGCACCGGCAGCGTCAGCGCCCACCATTGAGTAGGTAATTCCGCTCACTGTGCCAGTGAACGTCGGGTTTGCTTTCGGAGCAAGCAGCGCTTCAGCCGCTTCCGCACGCGAGGTCTCTGTGGCTACTGCTGATGTTGCGAAGCTCTCAGCAGCAGATAAGGCAGAACCCGCAGCGCCGTAAGCATCAAAAGTCCCATCGAGACTTGACTCCAGAGCTGTGACCAGCGCGGAGTAGTTCAAAGCGAATTCGACGTTACCTTCTGAGGGGTTGCTGACCGCAATATATGTTCCGTCGCCTTCAAAGTTGACGGTGCTGTCGGAAGTGAGCGTCGTCCCGCTCGCTTGGAAAGTCGTGCTCTGCGCTGTCGCTGCCCACGTGGGAATTCCATCAACGACAGTCAGCACTTCGCCGCTTGTACCGATCGGAAGACGCGCAGCCCCGAGCGAAGGATCCTCGTAGATCATGTCGCCAGAAGCCAGCATCGGGTTCTGGAAGCCCGCTGCGGCGCCGATCTCAACCATCGCGCTGCCATTCCACACGTAGAAATCGCCTGAGTCTTTGCAGAAGAATTCGATTCCTGGCTGCACGTCTGCGACAGGGACATCCAGAGCAGCAGCGATGCCTTCAGCCGTAGACGGAAGATCAGCAGCAACACCCGTGGCAACAACGATCAGTGCATCAATGATAGGCATTAAAACTTTCCGCCTTCGATAACAGTAGTGAGGTCAGGAGCAGGAGCAACAGAAACCGCAGTGTCGTAGTACCAAACCCTGAACTGAAGCAGAGCGCGATATACAAAACCTTTTCCGCTGCCTTCTTCATAAGGCATGTCCCAATCTTTTTCGGTCAGCACAGCAGCGACAGCCGTCGCGTTCACATCGGGGAGATTACCTCTGTACGACTCCAACAGCTCCCGAACCGCCAGAGCAATGCTGCGACTCGTGTAAAAGTCAGTCGCATAGCAGTCAACTTGAAACAGTGCAGAGCGCGTCCCCGTTGCGCCGTTCATTGTGTAAACATCCGTTGTCGCTACGCGGCTGAGAACGATGTATGGCACGACTGCGCCTTTTGGCGCGAGAATCCAGTACACGCCATTGGCAAGCGCATCAATGTCGCCATCGGATTCGATAAGTTGATAGAGTCCTTGCTCGACCATTACATGCACCCTGCGATGTCTTGCGTGACGAACGTCCACAGATGGAGTTCGACCTGTTGCCCGTCAGGATCAGAAAAGCTCTCGATGTTGTGCAACTGGTTGCGAAACACAATCTGCATTCCTGTGTCCACCGTGTAGGTCTTCGGGTAGCGAATCACAATCTTGTACGAGCTGATACCAACACGATCCTGTGACTTGTCTGTTTCTTTTCCGCGCCACTCCACCACATTCGCATGAATGTTCTGCGCCACAACTGTAGGCGCGTCAGGCGTTCCATCTGTTGCTTGACCTGCATTTGGATTCTGAATCGTCACGTAGCAGTTGAACGCAGACGAAGGCAGATACCGAACATTCGAAGATGCTTTCTTGGGTAGACTCATTAGCGCGGCACCCTGTACGAACGGAATGCACTGAGCATCAAGCAAAGCGTGTGGAACACCTCACTCGTCGGCTCGACCGCTACAATGGTTCTGTTTTCCCAGAAATGGTTCGCTAAGAACATCACGGCCATCTGGAGTCGCGCGTTGACGCTCGCGGGCGCAGAGGTGTTGCCTGCCCAGTATTGAATCTGGATACAGTCTTGACGCCTATCTGTGAGAGGCCACCAATTTCCTACCACCAAGCCGATCTTGTCATCGAGAACGAAGTAGTTCGTCGAGTTCCACGTACACAAAACGCCCATCTGATCGTAGTACTGAACGACGACTGGGTTCGTGACGAGTTGTGCCGTTCCCGTGTCAGACGCATTCGTGTAGCTCTGCGGGACTACTTGTCCGTTGCTGCCAGTCGTGTAGAAGTTGTTCCACACGGCAGTGAACTGCGTGCCGGATGCTGTGGCGACAGTAAGCAGAGCGCCGTTCAGAAAAGGCACGGTGCTAGGTGTCGTTTGCGGATTCGCTGTGTTTCCCTCTGCTGTACCGGCGAGCACAACCACATCGCCTTCATCAAACTCGTTCTCGCAAGTCACCGTGACAACGTTACCAGCAACAGAAATAGCTGTGATGTTAGCTGGCGTGCCGGTCAGTGTCGGAACCTGCACAGGACGGCGCACCAGCTCGATAGAGTCTTTCGTCGGAAATCCCCACCACCACCACGGAGTGATCGCGAACGCGTAAGAGAGTTCATACTGCAAGAAGTTCCTTGGGTCCTGAGTGTTGGGGAAGAAGTCGAGCGTCAGCAGCACCTGCTCAAGTTCACAAGCAGTTTGCGCCATGATTTCAACTTGCTCTGTGGCCGCTTCGATAAACACTTCGAGCAACGCGTAATCATCAGTCTGCGTGGCAGGCGAGCTGCCAGTGACATATTCCTGTGGAACATCGAAGCGGCCGAATGCAGCGAGGCGCTCGGGCGTGATGACTGGTTGCGTTCTCGGAGTTAGGATCTTCTGGTACACGGGTTACTTCCTCTTTTCGATCTGAATCTGCTTCATGCGGATCGAGTAGTCCACTTCATTCTTCGCCTTACCGCGCTGAGACACGTCGATGCCGTGCTCTTTGCAAAGACGAAGCAGCTTCGCGTAAGCCTCTGGTTTGTGAGACTCAGGAATAACTTCATCCTGATCGAATCGCGCCAGAGCATCACGCAAGTGAGACTTGGTTTTCTCATCGGTCGAGAAGTGCCACGGCAACGACCACGTGTCTGTCTTGTCGGGATCGCCAACGTAAATGAAGTCGCCAGCAGTCAAGTGCTCGCTGTCAACTTCCTTCGTCTTGGCTTGCGCTCTCAGCTCTTCAGGAATGTTCTTGAACTGAAACGCTGACAGGTCGAAAGCGTTGCTGACCTTCTTTCCGTCTGAGACTTCAGTAGCGAATCCAGTCTTCACTGCCTCTTTTGCAGACATCCAAGTCTCAGCGTTCATCATGTCAACGACGGACTTCTTGCTGTTCTTGGTGCGCTCGACATAGATGTCAGCGATAGAGGCGCTGACCTGATCGAGCGTATCTGCGAACTCGCGCACGGCTTTAGCGTCGCCCATAGCCATGCCCTGAGCAGGGTGAATCATCATCATTGATCCTGTGCCCATGCAGATAGTGTCGCCAGCCATTGCAACGAGACTGGCAGCGGAAGCGGCGAGACCGTCAACGTAGACGTTCACAGGCTTGCCGTGATTCTTGAGCACGTTGTAAATAGCAACGCCCTCGAAAGCATCTCCGCCCGGAGAGTTGATGCGCAGCGTCACGCTGTCGTGAGATCCAGCTTGAGCGATGGCATCAGACACAGCCGAAGCCGTGATGCCGTCACCGAAGAAGTCGGCGCCAATCACGTCGTAGACTTCGAGTGTCAGTACATTTGCTGTTTGCGCCGCATTGAAGAAGCGACGTGCGTCTTTAGAATTGACCTTCACTGTTGTTCACCGAGCGCCAGCTTGACTAGCGCTGCGCGCCTTTCTTCTTTGGTAGAAAATGTAGTAGTGCAAACTTCCTGTGCGTCTTCGAGCGAGACACTCATTACCTCTGCAACGAATTTCGCTTCGAGCGCGCCGGACTTCTCAAACTTCCGCTCACAGCGCTCAGCGAGGCTATTAGCGATAGCAGACAACCGAGCTTTTACTTTGCTGGCAGCAGTCTTCGCTTCATTCCCGTCAGCATCACTAGAGCCACCTTCAGCGTCAGGCTCCATTCCTGTTGCTGGTTTCGGAGGAGCAGCATCAGTTCCGGCTGACTCTGGCGGTTTCTGCCCAGGTATGAACCACTCTTGGTTCTCAATGTCGAAAATGCACGAGTTGGCTGCCGCGACTAGGACATCTCCGCCCTCAACGTAGTCGCGATCCTCAATGGCACGCGCTTCGTTTGGCGTCATCTGCATTGAGTTGATCAATGAAGCGTTCGTCTTAGCTCTCTCATCAGGAGAACCGCGCAGAATGATGTCAGCATTGTGCTTGGCGTATTTCTTCCCGCGATCCGCTTTCTGAATCAGGTCGCGCGTGATCGTCTGCTCGAATGCTGTCGTGTAAGGCAGCAAGCTCGTGTTGAAATACTCATCGAGAAACGCTGAACTTGAGGCGTATGTGCTGTTCTGCGCGCCAAGGCCCAACTTCACGACTAGCGGAGCGCCGCCGAATAAGCGCGCGACCGTTTCTTCGTTCCATTTGCGCGACTCAAGTAACTGAGACTCTTGCGCATTGAAGGTCATCTTTTGCCACGTGCCCCCGTGAGGGATGATCGTGAACTTTCCGGCATTCTGAGAACCGCTGAAATCTTTCTTCAGACGATCAACGACGTTTTGCGCCTGTGCTTCGTCTGGCCCGCCGTCAACAGGGAACGAGATGAACCCGCCCATGCCCAAGCCGTTTGCAAATTGCCGACCGGCAGTTTCTTCAGCCGCAATCAATACGCTGATTGCTTCTTTGCCAAGCGCGATCAGTGACGCGCCTTCTACTCCAATGCCTTCGATGTTGTGTGACGTGACGTGCCAGAGATCGTCTTGATAAAACTTCTGGACGACTGAGTGACCGTCCATGTAGTGCCAGCAGAGAACGGGCACTACTTTGCCTGTTCGAACATCCCGCTGTGGGTTTGTGCCGCCGGTGTAATCCCACTTGATATCCATGTTCCAAGCATTCAGGGGGACAAGCTCGACGACATCGCCTTTTTGATCTGTGATCTTCTGGCAGTAGCAAGCGCCTTTCATGATCAACTGCGACGCGAGAAACCAGCGGAGTTGATAGCTCGTCTGCCAGCGGTTAGGGACATCTTTCAAAAGTGAATAGAGAGGATCATTGATTGCTGGTGAGGTCCGTTGATGCCCACCCACAACAGTGGTCTCGCGCAGAACCAGCGGCATCTTAGCGATGTCGTTGGCGAGCACTTTCACAGAAGACAGGACCGCTGCGACGCGAATTGCGGTCGCTCTGGTGACAGGTTTACCGGCAGAGGCGGGAAATCCAAGGAGAGCTTGCACCAAATCAGCCGATGGAGCAGCGAGCGTGCTTGCGCCAGAGTTGCGAAACGCATGAGATGGCGGAGTGTTCAGATTAAGCGCAGTTAAAGGCATGCATCCTCAGTCAATGGACTCTCGGACTTTGTGGGCGGTAAGTAGCGCTCGATGGAGTGCTGCTCCCTAAATATCGGCTCAATAACCCCTTCGGACTCATCTAACAGAGTCGCGCTCTCATCCTGAAGAGCTTGCTGAAGCGGGTCATACCCATACAAAAGGCGTTGTCTTCCGAGCTTTTCGCCGCGAGACATTCCGCAGCCGAGCTGTTGCAGATATCTGTCCCAGAAGCAGTACAGAACCTCCGCTGATTGCACCGGACACGCTCTTCCGAAGCGGTCAAAACGTGTGCCCTTGGGCCACAGCGTTGCTTTGCGCTGCACTCCACGATGTGTATTTGTCAAACCGACGCGACGCAGAATCCTGCCGACAGAGCCCTGCGTGATGCTGAAGACGCGGCCAATCTCCGTTTGAGTAGCCTCTGGGTGCTGCTGCGCGTAATGCTCGACTGCTTGATGCGACACTTTCCTTGCTCTTGCCATATAGAACTCTCCTCATGATTACGAAAAAGATGTGACAGCTACTGCGATGTGACTACGAAGAAGGGCTTCTTCACCGTGACTTGGTTCTCAGGAGCAGTTGCGCGAGCGAGCGCCATGATGAGCGAAGCAGGTCCGTCGATCTTGTCGCGTTTGCGATCACGCGACGGCTTAACGAAGTTCGTTCCCGACTGCGTGTTCCATCGCAGATTCGCCATCTGCCAGCGCATCACGGGGTTACGCGTGTGAGCAAACTCAGAGCGCAAAACTTTCCGCATCAATTCCTGACACGGCGCATTCATGCGAAGATGCGACTGCGGAAAAGGAACGAACTTCTCCATCGGAAACTTCGCTTCGCCCAGCATGCGGATAAGTTCGGAACTCCACGCGTCGTCGTAAGCAATTTCTTTCAGGTTGAATTGCTTATTTATGTCGGCGATCTGCTCCGCGATGTAGCGCACGTCAGTGAGATTGCCTGGGGTTGGTACGATGACGCCGTCATCGCGCCACACATCGTATGGAACGCGATCACGCTTTACGCGATCTGCAATGTTGTCAGCAGGGCACCAGAAGAATTCAAGAACGTTCCACTTCTCGGCAGACGTTAGCGGTGGGAAGAGCAGCACCAGAGCAGACGTGTCGAGCTTCGGCGCTAAGTCAATGCCACCGAAACACAAACGACCGGCTAGCTGTTCGAGAGCTTCTTTGCGCAGACGCTTCGCGTCGGGATGCGTTGCTATGTCTTCTCTGCAACACGCATCCCACTTCTCGATTTCAATCGCGGGATCCGCTGACTCGGATGACCAGATGTTCAACGCAAAGCGCTTGAACTCGCCAAGACTTGTTGGTTTTCCTTGGGCTTCGTTGAACTCCTTCAGGATCTTCTCTTCATCGAAGAGGTAGTCCATCGAAGGATTGGATTTGACCCAGTTCTTCGGGTCTTTCCAATCGTCTTTCGAATCCATGCAAAAGATGAATGGCGCGAACTCGTCGTCAATGACGTGCTCGTCCAAAATCTTTGTCCCGTACTCGCGCTCTGACCAGCACAGCGAGGTTCCGTCCGCTGAAGCACCAGCGGTTGTTGTTTCGATCATCAGCGGCTGTTTGCGAGTACGACCACCGTAGCGAAGAATGCTGTAGAGACCGGAGCCGCTTTTCCAGCGGTGGAGTTCATCAAGTATCGAGCAGCTCACCATCGCGCCATCTTCAGAGCCTGCTTCGCGCGACATCTTGCTCGCGCGCCCCAAGTCATCTGTGTAGAGAGCGAGAATGTGCGGATCATTTCCCGCTTGGTGAATTACGCTCTTGAGTTCTGGACTCCGAGCAACGAGAGCTGCTGCTTGTTTGAAACAGGTGTCCGCTTGCTTCGCCGTGGTAGCAGCAATGAACACGCGAGCAGAGCGCTCATTGTCTGCGATGAGATGGTAGGGAACTAGAGCAGCAGCGAGCGCTGTCTTTCCGTTTTTCTTTGCGATCTCAAGGTACACGCGGCGAAAACGTCGCGTGTGATCTGCTGTTCTCTTCCAGCCGTAAGCGATGCCGAGCATCACTCGCTGCCACCACATGCAAACCATCAAGTCTTCAGACTCAGGTGGAATGCAGAACATCTCGATAAAGTCGATGACGCGCTGGCCTTCTTCTGGATCAAAGTAGAAGCCGCGCTCATGCGCGTGCTCTAAGTCGCGCAAGTGGCGCGCGATTGCCTTTTGGATCCACGGACCGACGACGATCTTTCCAGAAGCAATGTCTTGGATGTCCTGCTCGAACTGAAGCATTTAACGTCTCTCCCTGCTATCTCTGGGAATCTGTGACGGGGTCTTTTGCCCTACAAAAGCAAAAAGCCCCAAGCAGGTTTGCTTGAGGCTTTTGTGACAACAGGCAGGAGAGTTACCTGTTAGCCATTTGTGTTCAACTGCATCACTGCTTCAGAAAGAACGACGCGCTGGTCAGTTCGGCGGTAACCGAGAATGACAGTCTGTCCATTCAGAGCAGCAACTTGGTCGAGGACCTTGATGCGGATATTACTGTCGCCACGGTCGCCGATCACTGCCCCAGCATTGAAGTCACCGAAAAGCCACGCACCTTCGGTAGAAGGAGACGAGACATAGACGGGCATCTCGGCCGAAAACTTGACAGGATAGCCGAGCAGGAACCAATCGCGCCCTTGCTGGACCATGTACGTCTGGAACTGAGAAGCGGCAACCTGCGCCTTGTACAGGCGGATAAATTCTTGGCGGTTGACGAGCCAAGAAGCATTTCCGTAGTACGCAGCATTCAGAGCGCCGGTCGTGTCCAGAATCGGATTGATGCCGAGCGTTGCAGCGCCACCAGAAATGCTGGCGCCAGTCGCGGTCGTGAAGTTGCCCAGATAGCCTTGCGCCTGACCAGTGCCAGAACCGTTGACGAAGAGATATTCCTCTTCAACGCGGATGATGCGGGCAAGTTCCTGAGTGATGAAGTCAGCGCAGGCTTTGCTGTCTTGCAGCAATTCCCAGGACGCATAAATCGAGTCGCCGACGTTGTAAGCCGACAGTTTCGTGGTTGCGAACTGGGGAACGTTGGTCGCGAATGCGTTCGTGCCGGAGTTGTTCGACTCCGCCTTGACCGCAGCAGTTGCCTTAGCAGACTGATAGGGCAAATTCAGGTCCATCTCGGTCGTGATGACTTTGCTCAAACTGCGAGCAGAGCACTCAACGATTGCCAGATTCGGAATGCTGGGATCAGTCTGGATAGGAACCAGAGCCGAACCGTCAGCAGTTGTGCCGCCTTCACCCAATGCAGCATTGACGAAGCGGTCGAAACCAGCTTTGCCGCCCTTCAGAGAAGCCCAGAGTCCATCTGCATACTCAGGCTGAATGGAAGTAGCGTGCCGGTAACCACCAAGCGCGAAGAACTTCTTTGCAGCCGCATCCGCAGAAATCACGGCGGACTGACGCGGGGTGCCAACTTCATTGCGCCCCTTGCTGATGGCCGAAAACCGAGCGATGTTTGTGTTGATTTGATCGAGTTCAGCAGTCAGATTAGTAAACTGCGCTTCCTCGGTGGCAGTCAACGCCACTTTGGACTCGGTCGCTTTCTTGAGCATGAGTTCCTGTTGATCCAGAATCTCGCTCTTGCGTTTGTTCAGTACGGTGCTGTCCATGATGTGTGAGTTCCTTATGTGCCCCTGTTTTCGGATCGACGGACACGAATTCAGTCAGGCAGCCCCTTCATCGGAAACGGCCTCATATATCGGTCCAGTAATCTTTTCGAGTAAGCGCTGGCCTAATTGACGGTTTCGGGCGGAGTGATCGACTCGGCTGTGGGCTGCGGAACTGGAACAGAAGGTGCAGAACGCTTGAGAAACTTATCGAGCTTCGACTCTTTCGGCTTTTCTACCGCAACCTTGCTGCGATCTGCCGGATTCATGGCGAAGCGACTAGTGAGCGCAATAAGCGATGAGACTTCTGAGCGATTTATCGTGTCGTCCCGCATCTTGCAAACCAGACGAACTAATAGCTCAAAAGCTGTGCGATCAGATTCGAAGCAAACCCCCGGCAGCATTTGCTTGCGCAGCTCGCGCCAGATTCGTTTCTGGTCCACGCTCAAATATGAGGGCGGATTCCCGAGCGGTTTCTTGCCGTCAGTCTCCGGCTCATTTTCACGAGCGCGTTCTGGATGGCGCATGAATGACCCTTGCGCGTCGAGAATAGCAGTGGGCTTTCTAATCTGGGGCATGACGCCTGGCTCTCCTACTGTAATGGCTCAAAAATCACGTCAGGACCTAGGACGGAAACGGCTCTTGAAGTGGAGTTATGTGCAAAAACCGGGCGCGTCGGTCTTCGCAGGTGATCAATGAGGAGATTAGGAGCGGCACGAGGCGTCGATTTTACGGTCTGGGGTGGCTGCGCGGGGTCACACAGCTTCAGGATAGTTTCCACGCAGCCAAGAGCTTCCTATTGAGAGGGCTCGTGCTTCTGCTGCTGCATCTAAGTGCTTGACGCTGACAGTCTAGTCGGTCATTGCGATATACAGCGGTGTTGCGAGCAATACGTTCTTTTGAGGACTCGCAGGAGTGGGTCGGTAATCCTTGCAAAAGGCGAGCTGTCTTGCCAAAAACTCTAGTCGTTGTGAACGTAGACTTTGTACTGCTAGGTCGTACACGGCATCGTACATCCGTCGAGCTACAAGCGGAGTCTCGTTCAGCCTTGCTGATGCTCTAAGCCACTTAGTGATCGCATGCAGTGTGGATCTGCTAAAGCTATCTGGCAGCCCCTCAGAGCCAAGCAGATGTTTTGATGAACCTGCAAGCCCAAACATTGTGCGAGCCGTCTGTCCGCTGAAGTACACTCCAGAGCCGTCACCCGCCTCAGCTTCAGTCTCCATGTCAACAGCTTCTAGCGCCAGGGTGTCGTAGATATATGACTGCGGCGCATCGACGGAGCCGACAGGGCCGTTATCTCGAATGAACGACACTACTGCTTCAAGTCTTGTAATCCGATTATCCTCTGTCTCGCTTTCTGATTGTCGCTCGGCTTTTAGAACCTTCAGATCCAATCCGAAGGTAACGGCCGTCTTCTTTTTTACGTCGTGTGGAATTTGTGGGAGCAGCATGTCCACTTTGGCATCCGAGATGTAGAGGTAGTATTTCAAGGCATTTCTTCCCGGTCTTGAGTATTGTGCCACAGCTTTGCGCTTGCCGTGACAATTTCCGCGCTTTGGTCGTTCATAAAGCGAACGGGCGGATAGTTGGACGCTATCTGACTGTCTGTCTGCTCTTCATCTTATCTGAATCTAATCTACATCTACTCTTATTGGTACCGCATTTGATGGATCATTTGATGCCGCATTTGCTTGAGCATTTGCGACCGCATTTGCAGTCATCAGTCCTAGCAGAATCAACTAGATGGAAATAAAGGCTCGCTCTTCTCCGCGTTGAGCTACAATCGGCACCGAAGACGGGATGTTGTCGAGGAGGGATCGGTTATGGGTTCTAACGCGACGCTGAAGATGATGTTCAACGATGATGATGATCGTGGAGGCAAACGCAGGCGCCGGCAATATTCGATAGAACCAGCCGATATGATAGCCATTGGTATTCTCATACTTGCCATTGCAGCGGCTCTTATCGCTGTTATCGTTGCGCTCGGCTTCGTCTTTGGGAAAGTCAACGGCGCAGATGCTGCCAAGATAATTGGTTTGTGTGTCGGTGGATCAACCATCTCAGGGATTGTGGCTGCTCTGGTGGGACGCAAGCGCAAAGGGTAGGCTTAATGCGGTCTTCGCAGCGAATGATGGCGCTTTCCAGTGTCAAAGCCAAGCCTCGATGCTGTTGCTCGAATCCGGCGTGTGATCTGGCGCACTTGTGGCGACGTTAAGCCTAGCTCCTTAGCGATCTGCTTTGCCTCGATTCCCAGGCGCCAGTTCTTATACACGATAGCTGCTTGCAGTTCCATGTATCCGCCAGCGCTACGAATCGCTGCTACGGAGGTTTGAGTGCTCTCGATTGCGCGCTTAGTGGCTGCTGCTTTCAACGACTTGTAATCACAGTCGGCGGGACACGCGGTTCCGGGGTGAACGTATTTCCAAGCGTGCGTTAGAAGGACTTGAGCCAGCTTACGATTGTCAGCGGCAAAAGGCGGAATGAAAGGCGTATGAAAATATGACTCTCCCTGGCGACGCGTTAAGTGCAGGTCGTCGTAGTAAAGCGCATCAGGAAGCTTTCTGTCTTCTCGACGATTATGTGGCATTGTTTCCCCAAACCCACCCACAAAAGCAGCGCAGCATTTCCGCTAAGGAACGCTTGCGAAGTTCGCGGCAGCAAACAGGACAGTTTCGCATCCACATTTCAGTGACCTCGTGCAGCGCCTTCACGAGCAGCAGTTGACACGTCATGGTGAGGTTTGCAGAGACCGCGGGAGCGATCAGGATTGTAAAACTCGTCCACGCCGAACTGAGCAACGATGTCGCGCGCTGAAAGCGGAAAGTGATCGCAGGTATTTGCAGCGTGAGGACAGCCTTCGGGCCATCGACAGAGGATGTCGCGTTTGAAGACAGTTCTCCGCGTGTTTTGCCAGCGCTTGTTTCTGTAAAGTGCTCGGATAGGATCTGCGGCACGATAGCGCTCGAAGAAATGGTTGCGGAGTTTGCCAGCATCTTGATGAGTCGCGCAGTATTTCGTTCCGGCGATGACGCGGCTACTGCATTCGAGACAAAGCGGTAACGGAGAGGAAGGCATATTTGGAGTTGGCGCTGCTCAGCCTTGCGGGTCGCATTAAGCTTCAGCAAGGGAGAGGTGCTATCCGGTGGAGGACACTTGCACTCTTACGAGCAGCGCCAGCAGATTGTTAGACGACCTTTGCGACTTCAGCTTCGGCAGCCTTGATGGCAGCTTCGCCATCTTTCACGATCTTGGCTTCGAGCGCTTCGACGCGCTTCTCAAGATCCGACTTCGCTTTCGTCGTCAATTTTACGTAGGCGGCCTTGATCTTGCGACCAACAGCTGGCATAAAGGCGCCAACGACAAGCGCTGAGCCGACATAAACCACTTCTTGTGCAGCAAATTCGAACATCATGATGGATCTCCTCTGCTAAGCGGCTCAAAAGTACTTAGTCAGTTCAGAGGCTAGGTCTGACACGCTCTGCGCTGCTTTCCTTGCGCTAGCCCTGCTCCCAGCGCATGTGGCAGCGCTTTTGAGACAAGAGTCGATCAGTTCGACAGACTTCCGCAAGTAAATCTCGCGAACTACCGGACGATCTGTGCTGGCGGCGCGCTCGATGTTGATTTTCAATTCGACCAGTGTTGCTTGGACGTTGTTCATTTTATGACTCCTCATGATTGCTGAGAATCTGTGACGCGTTACTCCCACCACTGCTTTACGAGCCTGTATTGATGCAAGCCTTGAGCAATGTATTCCCGCTGGATTGTGTAGCCGCCGTGGCGCTCGCGTCGTAGATCACGAAGCCGAGCAGAGACCGAAGCTTCCGGCGCTCCTGTTGCTTCACTGATTTCAGCAAGTGTGTGCCACTTGCCGTCGAGCACGAAAGTTTTCACCGCAGCGAGTTGCGCACCGAGACGCGCGCCGTCACGTTCCGGCACGAATGTCGCACCTCGGAAATCAAGCATTACCTCGTTTGTTTGTGTTGTCATGTTCTTAGTCTCCATTTTCAATTCAGTTTCCGTTATCGGTATTCGTTCAGTTTTGCTGCACACGTTTCGAGCCAGATGCGCCAGCGATGAAATTTCAATCCGCTGATCGGTGGACTCTGCATGCTTTCCCACTCGCTGACAGCTTCGCAAAACTCATCGACTCCTATCTCATCTAGTTGAGCCAGAAGTTGTTCGTATTCCTTGTCCTCTGGGAGCGCATACCTCATAGAGTCAGGAATCTCGTTGTCTTCGTTCATCCTGAATTCTTCCCATCGAGCTTTATCGGCCTTCAGCTTGGCGTTGCGTTCGTCTGCCCTTGCCAGCCTTTCTGCTTGCTCTGGCGTCAGAGGTGTTGCTTTGCTCTTGGTTGAAGAAGATTCTGATGACGAACAAACAGGCGACTGACTGACTGACTGTTCGTTTTGTAAACGTCCGTCAGTCAGTAGTTCGTTTTCAGTTAAGTTCTTCGTAGAGTCAAAGTCAGAGTCAAAGTCAAGTACATAGTCAGTCAGAGTGCTAGGCCGGGCTGTAGTCCGACTAGGCTGGGCTGTAGCAAGGCCAGGCTCCGACGAAGCTGGGCCTGACTGGGCTTGGTTATTGCTCGCTTTTTTCTTTCCGCCCTTGCGGCCCTTCTCTACGTTTTTCGCATGCGCGTCGAGCATTAGCTGCCAGTCGGCCAAGACGCGCTTGTGCTGCCAGTACTTTCCATCTGCTGTCAAAGTGAACTTGCGCATCACGACATCTTTGTGCGCCAGCCACTGCTCAGGCGATTCAGCATCAGCAAGCATCCAGAGCTGCTCATCGTCATTCGGCAGGTAAGGACGGCAAGAGTTGAAGCAGGATTCGATGATAAGCGCTCTATAGAAATGGCGATGCAAAGAGCGCATCACTCTGCTGACATAGGGATCTGCGGAGAAATCCTTTTGCCACCAGTACAGGTACTTGGGTTCGTAAACCTTATCGTTTTGTGTAGCCATGACGTGTGTTCTCCCTGTTGTCTAATTTCTCTGTTTTCTCGTAGCGCAAGATGACCGGCTCGCCAGCGCGGAATTCTATTTCGATATTTCCGTACAAACTCTGGCCAATCGCATCATCTACCGCCGTTTCTAATTTCTTGAGCAGTTCTGCTTTCATCATCGCGCCACCTCTTTCGCGAGAGTTTCCGGTTCCAAAAACTGGCGAGCGATCTCGCTGTGGAGCTTATTGATTTGTCTGTACCGCTCTTTCAGTTCGGCATCGGCGAGAAACTCGTCGTGTCCGAGAATGTCGATGAGCGCATTCTGCAGCTCAGTCAGAAGCAGGGTTACTTGTTCAAAACCGAGCGTGATGTTGTGTGCTGATTCCGTTGCCATATCTTCTCTCCTTACCGCCTCAGTTTCTGCGGCACGTTTTGCGCACGAAAATGCGCGTGAATTCGTTGTAAAAAGGTCACGATGCTGCTGCGACAGCAATCGAGTAAATCATTTGTCAAGGACGACTGTTCATATTGCGAACGAGTCCGCAACAGAGCCTGTAAAGGTGTGCTCAACCGCCTCCCTGTATTAACTAAATGCCTGTGACGCCCCTGCTTGCTATTCGCCTGCTGCGCGCCAGTCTTCAAACAACTGAAAAGTAAAGAGTTGAAGCAGAACGGCAGTCATATTTGCGGAAGCCGAGCAACGTGTCACTTTTCCGAGCGACAAAAAATTCGCAATTATTTTCCGAATCGACAGTAGCGACTGCTCACAACAGCTATTAAGTGCTGAGTGCTTTCTGCGACGTGATGAAGGCGTCGAGATCATGACGATCAAAGACGACGCGCTTGCCGATCCTCAAAAACGGAACGGAACGTGACCATTGAAGAGCGCGAACTGCGGGAACTGTGCAAGCGAGATATGCAGCAGCCTGGGGAACAGTGAGACATCGAGGCAAAGCTGTAGCTGAAGGACTAAGGGGTGAATTCTTCACGAGACACGACTCCTGGATTTGTGGAGCCTGTCTTGGCTTAGCGGGCGTAGACTGCGAGCGCAGTCACAAGGCGTCTACTCCACCTTCCCGAGTGCAGAACGTTGCTCCCTGACAGACTTCCAAAGCGCGCTGTCGCGCGCGAGAGCAGCGAACAACGTCATCCTAGCATATGCCCCGTTTCCGGTGCAATGACAAAAGTGATGTTTCATCCTCCTCTGTTCTCGGTTATGCTGGGAGTGCATGGAAACTGAAGCGAAGAAAAAGCAAAGGACGCGCGGGAAGGGAAGCATCGGGCGCGTCAAAGGGTCGCCATATTTTTATATCTGGTATCGCAGCAAAGGGAAGACCATCCGCGAGAGCACCCGCTCAGAATCGAAGATGGTCGCTGCTGCGCTGCTTGCGCGACGCGTGACAGAGGCAGCCGACGGTCTGCCGCCAGCTCAAGAGCAGAAGAAGTTTACCTACGAAGATGCGCGCGCGACGCTGATTGCACACTATGAACGAGAGAAGTGCTCCTCGCTGTTGACCCGCGCTGACGGCACCAAAGACATCTGCGGCCTCAAGAAGCTCGATGCTTATTTCGGTGGTCGGCATTTAGCTGACATCACGTCTGACGATGTTGAGGGCTTCATCAAGCAGCGTCAGGACGAAGGAGCAGGGCCTGCCATTATCAATAGGAGCAACGCGCTCCTCCGGCGAATGCTCAAGCTCATGTGGCGCAAAAAGAAGCTGCGAGCTGCCATTTGGGTTCCGATGCTGAAAGAGCCTGAGCCGCGTGAAGGATTTTTAGCGGCGAAAAAGTTTGCAGAACTCGAAAGCGCGATGCAAGAAGACCTGCGCCCTGTTCTGTATTACCTCTACATCACTGGTTGCCGGTCGGGCGCTGCGGAGCAAATCGAGTGGTCGCAGGTGATCTTCGACGGCGACAAAGTTGAGATTCTTCTACGGGCGGCGCAGATGAAAAATAAAGAGCCGCTGCTGTTAGCTCTCGACGAGAAGCTTGCGGCACCCTTGCGACAGACGCCCAAAGAGAAGCGTGTCGGGCGGCTGTTCAACACGACAAATCTGACGAAGGCTTTTCGGAAAGCTTGCGTTGCGGTAGGATTAGGGCAGTGGCGCGACCCGAAGAACCACGATAAGGGGTACGACGGGCTTACGCTGCACGATTTGCGACGCAGCGGAGTGCGCAACTTGCGGCGTGCGAAGGTTCAGGAAGACATGGCGATGAAAATCTCAGGGCACAAAACAGCGAACGTGTTCAAAAGGTACAACATCATCGACAGTGACGATCTTCACGAAGCCATGCAGAAAACGTCCGCGTATGTTGCAAATTCGTTGCAAATCGGCTCAGACACTTCCCGTAAGTGATTGATGGCGCTATCGTCTAGGGGTTAGGACGGAAGATTCTCAATCTTCAAACCCGGGTTCGATTCCCGGTAGCGCTACCAAGTCTCTTGTGCTATCA